TGCCATAATGATCTGGCTTCTTCTTCAGTAAATATTTGATTTGCGTGTTCTACGCAGAAATCTCTACTATCTCTAATAATTGAACCATAATAAATATAGCTAGTTAATCCTAATTCATCTGCTCTATGCTTTGCAAATTGTCCATCAAATCCCATTAAAGCATCTTGTACTATTTGAGACGAATAAGAATAAAGATTATTACCGGTAACTGTTGAACCATAAGTTTGTTTAAGTTCATCTACTGCTGTTTTGAAATCTTCTGTGTTTGTTTTTCCTTTTGCTATTTGATCTTGTGCAAAATTAACAAGTTCTTGTCTTTTTCTGTCATCTGCTTGTTGGTATATTCCATTAATTTTGCTTCTAATTGTATCTACAACTTCAGCAAAAGGTTTTCCAACTAATGTGCTTTGATAAACCTCTTGTGCTAATGTATTACTAAATTCATTTGCTAAATTTTGAAATTGGCTAAATGCTATTTTTTTTAATTGTTGTATAGTAACTAAATCAGCTTCAGTTATTTGTTTAAACTCGTTTGGTATAGGAAGCTTACCATAAGTTGCAACAATCATTCCTGCTATTTTGTCATAATCATTTATAAATGTTTGAACTTTAGTTAGGTATAAATCTTCAATAGCTTTTTGTAATTTTGGTCTAATCTCAATAGCTAATCTTGTATTAAATAATGCACCATCTTGAATTGGTAATTCTGATATTGATTGAACTACTTTTTGTTCTAAATTTTTAAGAGAATCAGTTAATAATTTCTGATGTTCTTTTTCTAAAGTTAAAACGTATTTTGCTCGTATATCTTGTAATTCTTGTAATAAATCTTTTGCCATGTTCTTATTTTGTTCCTATTGCTTATAAACTATGATTTTATATAAATATACTAAAAATGAATATGAAAACAAATCAAAGAGTTTCATTATGGAGATCAGATATTCAGGGTTGGACTGAAGGTTATATTGTTAGTTTTACAAAGAAAAGAATTAAAGCTTTTAATCATTCATTAAATAGAATTGGTTTTTATAAACCAGAACACGTCTCTACTAATATAAATTAATTAAATAGTTGGTATTGTTACCGGTGTTTGTGGAAATTCTCCAATAGCAGTTGTGTTACCATCTATCTCAGAATTAATTTGTTCTAAAGTTGTATCATCTTCAATAACTGTTTTAGCTATTTGTTTATCAATCTCTTTAGCAAAAGTTGCAGATTTAATATTACTTGCTTTCGCTGCTTGTAACAATTCTAAATCAGTAGCCCAGTCTCTAATGTCAAATGAATCAGGATAATCTATTTCACCATCAAATACTGTTTCTTGCCAGTCAGCAAATAGTCTCCATAATTGTTCTTCAGCAAGTTCCATAAGTTGAGACTTTTCAGATAGTCTTGCATTTAATAATTCAAATTCAGTTCTTAAAGCAATACCAGATTGCACTCTCTCAGCAGTTGCTCTTAAAGTTCCTACATGAGTTAAACGATTGATTGCTTCTACTTTGTGATTAATTGATCTTAATACTCCATCAAGATTACTTCCGTTTGGTTGTAAGATATATGGTTTTAAGTTTGCATCAATGTTATCAGGAATTTCAATTATGCTTCCTGCACCAGCACCTGCATCAGTATCTTTTGTTTTAACTAAAGATGGGTGATTGCTTAATCTAATAATTTGTTCAATCTCAGATAGTTCATTGTAAATTGCTTTTTGTAAATCAGCTACATCAGTTAAATCAGATACACCCAATCCTCTCATTGGTGATCTTTGGTTGTATAAAATAACTGCTGGTATTTTCATTAATGGATTTGGAACTGAACTAATTAATCTTGGTTCATCTCTATTAATTGTTGAAACAAATACTGTATCAATTTTATCTAAGAACCAAAGTTTATAAAATTCACCTTCAGAAGTTTGTTCTTCTCTAATTTTTAAATAATCTAAATAATAATAACCAGCATCATTTCTTGTATAGTGCCAATCTAAAACATTCTCAGGAGTGTAGATGTTTAGGTATGGTCTAATTCCTTGATCTAGTTCTTCTGCTCTAGTCATTACATTTGTAGATGGTTTATCCATCAATAACCAAACATGACCATATACTGAAGCAAATCTTTGTGCTTCTCTCATTAATGCTTCAAATGATCTACCTTCTAAATCAGCATCTTCTAAAAATTGTTCTACTGACATATCTTCAGCTAATGAACCAAAGTTTCTAGTAGGTTCAACTCTAAATAAGAATGATGAGTAAATGTCTATGATGTTTCGGCAGTGATTGTCTAATGGTGTAAATGCAATTCGTTTGTAGTATTCGTTTTCAAATTCTAATTGGTAAGCTTGTAGGAATTTTCCGTCTTGGTATTCTTTGCCACCCAAATATGATCTTATGAAATATTCCCATCTTGGAATCATTCCTTTGTAATGCTGATGTTGTGCTTCTATGTCTTGTCTTGTGTATGCCATTATGAAAATCTTTTAGGTTGCGATTTAGGTAAATTAGATGTGATTGGAAATAAGTATTCTATTGCGTATCCTAATGCGTCAGTCATGTGGTCGTATCCGTTACCTTTTTCTGGTTGCGTTGTGTTTTCCTTATAAACTTGTTTCATTAACGAATTTATAAGTGTTTTGCAAGAAGGATTAATAAAAATGCTTCTTTTACCTTCAAATGACTTCAGTTTGCTATTAACAGAGTTAATTCTATCTCTCACTAAAGCATGAGTAGATTTACACTTAACATTTAATCCAGCATTTTGCAATATAGTTAAATCAGTTCTTCCACCAGCACTAGTTTTACGTTGCCTTGATGCTGGGTCAGGGTAAACAATCATTTTCTGTTTAGGATATCTACTAAATAACTCATCAATAAATTCATCAGTATTAGAACTGTAAATAACTATCTCATCAAATACTTCTACGATTCCATTTTTAACATGAAATAAACAAGCACTCATTGGGTCTATGTTGAAGTCCAAGCCAATATGAATCATAGCATCTTTGTCGTATTTACATTCTTTGACATTCTCATCTCTACTAAAGTTATAATAAACAACTCCTGAATATGTTTCAAATGAAGCTAAATATTCTTGTCTAAATGTACGTTCATCTAAATCATTCATGGCTTGTCTAATTTCTTCTGCATCAACTTGACCACCATCTAATGTTGTGTACTTAAATGATTTCCATTCAGGGTCAGAACCTAATCCCTTTTGGTAGATGTCATAAGACCAGTTTCCATATCCTCTTGGTGTTCCTATGAATAATACATTTCCAGTAACGTGTTTATCTGAGATTGTTGGTCGCAGAACTTCAGTCCATGCTTCAACTGGTATATCTGCGTATTCGTCTAGCAGTAAAAAATCTAATCCTACTCCTCTTAAATTGTCAGGTGATTTATCTGCACCTTTTAAACTTATCTGTGAACCATTCCTAAGTATTAATGATAGTTCTGTTTCATTAGCATATTTAATCCATCTCTTTTCAGTAGTAAGTTTTTTTAATTGTTTCCACATAATCTCCTTACTCATTCTGTAAGTAGGTGCTACATAGAATATCTTTGAGTTTGGTTTACGACTTGCAAATCTTAGCAGTTCATACATGGCTAGATGAGTCTTGCCGAATCTTCTGCCTGTAATTAAAACTCTAAATCTATTTGGACATTTATAGACATCTAGCTGTGGTTTACTAAATGGCATTTAGCCACCCCAGTTATGCGTGTCATCATTAACAACACAATGATTTGCTTTATCAGCTTTTTGTAATTGTAAGTTTAATGCTTGGATTTCTTCGTTTAATCTATCTATTTCTTTTTTAAGTTCATAGATAATCTTTTCCAAATCATGACTTCCTCTTTGACTTGCATCTATCATGCTTCTTGTTTTTCTTCTTCCACACATTTGAACATTAAATCCTTATATATAATACCTTGTTCGTTTAAAGTTTCTATAATTAATTCTCTTTGTTTATCACCAAATTTAATACAATCTTCTAAAGTTTGGAATGTCCTATTATCTTCCATCTTTAAAAATACTGGTCTATATTCATAGCCATTAGAAATAAAAACTAGGAATATAACAAAATATTCCACTACTTTTTCTTATTCTGATATGCCCTCAAATATCTTCTGCCTAAAGCTACTGCTTCAGATTTGCTATTACCTTTATAACCCCAAGCTTCTAATGAAAGCTTCAATCTAGTTTTTCTGCCTTTAGAATCAAACAATCTACCTCTTGAACTTCCCATTCTAACTAGGAATGAACCTTTACGTCTATATTCGCTTATAGTATTTGGTCTAGTTTTAACTGGTGGTCTTAAATGACTTCCAGTTGCCCTGTTATATCTTGCTCTACCTGATGCAGTCAAACCACCTTTTGGATTCTTGTCAGATTTAATTAAACTAAACTTTATCATATTTCTTTGTGTTTAATGTTATAGCTTTTGGCTTCCTAATTGTTAAGTTATGTTTTTTCATAAGCAATAACACTGTGCAATTATTACAAGCTTTAATATGTTGCTCTAATTTGTTTATCATAGGTTTTTTACAAAATATACATTTACTCATTTTTAACTTCTTTTAGTTCAATAACTTCTTTAGGTTCATCAACAATGTCATAGATTGGCAAAGGAACATTGTCGTCAGTATTTTGTATCTTGTCAGTTTGTCCAAGATAAACTTTACCTAACCACATAGCCATTATGCTTGAGTTAAGTTTAGTAGCTATATCAAATTGTGTTTTTCTAATAGCTTGTTTTGCAAGTGCAACCCCTTGTTCCCATGCTTCCTGTGCTGATTCGTTTCTATTAATAGTAGATTCTGAGCAACCAATAATTCTGCCTATTTCTGCTTTCGTACACATATAACTAGCCATAGTTTTAACTTGTTCTAATATTTTTGGTGTAAACTCAAAATTTGGTCTCCCAATCTTCTTTGGACTGTCTATTACTAGTATATCTTTACCCATATTAACCGACTATGTTCGTTAAATGTTCTATTATTATCTTTTTAACGATTTGTAAAGGAACTCTAATAAATCTTGGTTTTGGTATAGGAGATGACAAAGTCCATTAGCAGTAGAATTGCATACTAGTTCCTCAGCTTTTGCTGGTAATTCAATTAAATATTCCGAATGAATCATGTGGCACAGTTCGTGCAGTAGTGTGTTAACTAGTTGAATATTGTCTAAAGATTTGTCTAAGGTGAGTGTGTTGGAATCGCAGTCTATTTCTCCAAAAATCTTTTTCTTAGATGCTTGTTCTTTGTCTATTAGGTTTAGATTAATAATCCTGCTTCCAAAGGTTATTTTATCTAAGTTCATTTGCAGATTTTAACTAATAAATAAATTACAGCTATGATTGATATTAAAAGTCCTAAAGAAATTAGTGCGTATGTCATTTAAGTTTTTTTGCTATGTAAAGATTTTTAACAAAGCTGTTTTTCTTGCCGAATTTTTGACCTGCTGATCGTCTTGCAGATTTATAAGCTTTGCTTTTTTTATTAAATGGTTTTGGTTTGCCAAGATTAGATGGTCTTTTAGTTTCCCAGATTGGTTTTTTCATTTCTTTTTTCTCTTAGGTATTTTAGGCACTCTATAAGTTCCTTTAACTCTCATTTTGTTTTTTATCAAAACTGCTAAAGTTGATGATGTAGTCTCATTTGCCATTATATCTTGCCTTTGTATTTAATTAATATCTGCTTAACATGATTTGCGTATTCTTTGCTAGTGCTAAAATTATCTAAAGCATCTGCTAGTTTCATTGGGTCTTTTGTTCTTTGACGCATCTGTCTAAATTCTTGGTAATGATGGTTTTCGTTGATTGTCAGAATGTAGCTTTTAACTGACTGGCATTTAGTTTTGTATGTTTTTACTCGCCAATTTATTGATGGGTCTTGTTTAATTGGTAACATACCTTCTTTAGACCAAACTCTAATTCCAAATAAATTATTACCTTCTCTAGCAAATCTTGAAGTGCCAAAATTAGATTCTACGATTGCTTGTGCTATGATTAGTGATGTTGGTATTTGTTCTTCCTTCCTTATGTCTAGGTTATGAAAAGCAATACATTTTTTCATGCTTTCAATAAACCTTTCGCTAGACATATTTTCTACTTTAGGTTCAAAGAAACCTATCTTCCTGATTTCTTCAATAGTGCTGTTTCTAATCTTTTCTTTTGTGCTAGAGTTCGGAAAGAATGTTCCACACACAAAAACCAAAGACAAGAATAAACAGACAATAGAATAGTCCCATAGTTTTATACTAAGTATTTTTGAGTTCATCGTTAAAGGTTTGATAACCTTCCAGCTTTACAGCTTATCTGATTAGATTATTCTTCGTCAGAATCTTCTTCATCATCATCATCATACGCATCTTCGTCAGAATCATCATAAGAATCATCTTCTGCGTAATCATCAATGGCAGATTCTAATTGGTCTCTAAGCTTAGCAATCATATCTTCCATCTTTTCTAATTGCTTTAAAGCTTTTTCTATTGTTTTTTCCATAACTACATTCTCCAGTTAGTTAATGGCGAATCAGTAATGTTATTTTAGGATTAAGTAAATATATAATTTTTAAAGGGTGGGACAAAGCCCACCCAAACCTAGCTAGTATAATGTTATTATAAAGATATTATTCTTTAATATCAAGAATTTAGTTTGTGCAAAACCCATTTTTCATAATCTTGTGCGTCAAGTTTTTCACGCATAATTTCCCACTCGTTCTTCTCTTTTGGTTTCTCAATGATCTTACTTTTTAAGTCTTGCAGGGTAGGAATAGTAATTTTCTTTGGTGTATTAGTCATACTGCTAAGACTTATATCATTATTTTTACTACTATATAGTATATTAGTATTAGTTGTTGTTCTGTGTGGGATAGTTTGTCTTGGTTCAGAAGGCAAATCTTGATATTTGCTATATTTTACAATACTAAATATGCTAAGACGTTTGTGCAAAGTTTGTCTTATGTTGTTTGATTGAATTAAGTTCTTAATGACAGTTCTAACTTTATCTTTAGAAATATTAAACTTCTTAGCTAAATCTCTATAAGCTATTGAAATTTCACCTCTATTTAAAGTTAATTTCTTTTTTCTATAAATAACTTGTATTGGCTTATGTGAAGCCATTGTAAGTAAATAAATAAATATAGAAACCTCTAACTGATTTTTAAAATCGCTAGATTTATAAATCTTCCTATGTAAAGCTATCCAACCTTCAGTCATTTAACTTCTGCTTTGACTAAATCAATTACTTTAGATGTAAATGTTTTAAGTCCATTTTTATTTGTGTCTTTAACAGCAGAATAAATTGTAAACCAAGATTTTTTGTATGCCTTGCCAATTTCATTGTAAGATAAGTTAGTTAGTTCTCTAATAACTGCTAGACAAACTTTATTATGTGGAACTTGAAAAAAATCTAAGTCTTTATAAAGTTTATGATTGCAAAGAACTTTTTTTGTTGTTTCGGATATGTTCTTGATAGTTAAGTTTTCCATTGTATGCACCTTCCTGTTTGGCTTGGTTAATTTTATTACAAGGAGATATACTAGCTAACTTCATAGAAATCAATATAGGATTTATATTATATTTTTCAAAGAACTCTAATTCGCCAATAAAATGTTGTTCAGTATGATGTTGGAAGCACATTGGTATTAAAAATCTGCAATCTCTAATCCCTTTACCAACATTACCTACTTTAGGAATTGATCTAATATGACAAGCTTGTACTTGGGTATCATTTCCACAAACTACACATGGAAAAGAAGCTACGAACTTCTGATGTTTAACAGAATGAATTATGTTTGCCTTCCGAATTTGCATTACTTTTTCTTGGCTTTTGCTCTTGCGTCTCTAGCAATAGATAATGCGATAGCCACAGCTTGTTTTTGTGGTTTACCATGCTTTATCTCAGTACCTATATTCTTGCTAATTGACTTTTGAGAATATCCGAATTTTAAAGGCATTGTATCTCCTAGTTATATAACGTGGGTAAGGGAAGGCACTTACCCACAATTCCTAGTATCAAATATAGAACAAAATAGCAACGATTTAAGTCATTGATTTAATTAATATATTTCTTATATAAAATATCATTTTAAAGTTGATATTAAGATTTTTATAATTATATTGATTTTATATTAACAAAAAACAAAAGGGAAAATATGATAAAAATACATGAAACAGCTTTAATTGGTTTTGAACAAATAGTTGCTATGTTAAAATCAAAAAAAGTTTTTAAGAATAAATCAATTATTGTATCTAGAAAAGATTTAGAAAAATTTATGTCTCCAATTTCTATATCTATTCTTAGACAGCTAAAAGTAAAAACATTAAAAGAAGGTAAAATATAAACTAATTGGGTGGTGTAAAAGCCACCCAAAACAAAAGGGAAAATATGACTGACAAAATAAAATATACAGGTGAAGAAAATGCACCTTGTTGGACTGCTGACCCACAGGGTTGGGATAAATGGTTTTTAGCTTTTGCTAATAGATATAAAAAAGAATCTCGTAATTCTTTTTCAGTTGTCTATCCTGAAGCTATAAAATTAATCCAAGAAAATTATTCTAACAACTCTAAAAGAGTTAAAGGAATTGGTCGTAGAGTTATGATTGGATTAATTAAAGAAAAAATGCCTGAGATCAATTCAGGAAGAATATCAAGAGCAATTAATAAATGTTTGCAAATGCAAATCTTAGAATTGCATCATCAAACTAAAACTAAAAAGCTTTTGATTAAGGGTCAATACTGGAACACTTATGTTAAGGAGATTAAATGACACCATTTAGAAAAGCACATTTTCCTATTTGGGATTTGCCAATTAAAGCTAGATTTGAATATTGCAAATCAGAAGTTAAAAGTTTTGGTTTAAATCTTACTTACGAACAATCAAAACAATTTTACAATGAAATGTATAATTGTGAAGTATTCAGGAATGATACTTATGAAGTTAGAGTTTTTCGTGGAGATCAAGCTAATTGGTTAGTCCATGAAAAAAGTTGGTATGGAATGATTGATTATCTATCAATAAAAAGAATAGATAAAAAATCTATTCACGACTGGAGACACTTACAATTAATTAAAAATGAATTGATAAGTGAAACAAGAGAAGCCATTGAACTTTATCCAAGTGAAAAAAGATTAATGGACACAGCAAATCAATATCATCTTTTTGTTTTTCCAAAAGATTATATGATTCCTTTTGGTTGGACTGAGAGAAGTGTTGCTGCCGAAGAAACTGAAGGTGGTTTAAACAAAGCTGGACAAAGGAAAATAGCATGAAAAAACAACTAGCAAAATTACTCAAATCATACCATAAGAAATGGGATTGCTTTGGTAAATTAATTAAATGCAAAAAAAAGAAATAAGTATGATTTTTTCAATGACTGATTTTGAAATGCAACTTGTATTAGCTTCATTAAGAAAAACTTTAAAAGATAAAGTTATGGAGAATAATAGATACAATAGCAATTTGAAAAAACTTGAAGTAAAAATAAATAGAATGATTGAAAGGCAAACTCCAAATGTTTGAACTTGTTAATGATGTTGGGTTCTATTGGTTTGTTTGTGCAGTAATACTAACCTTAATAATAGGAGTTATAAAATGAGTAGAGAGAATAAAGAAGGTTTGCTGTTTCTGGTAGCATTTATTATTGGAATTGCAAATATTATATTAATGTATTGGTTATTATATTAGATGAAAAAATCTGTGGACATTGGTATTCTAAAAGGTTGTTTTGATATATTAAAGAAATATTTTATTGTCCAAGAATTTACTTCTGTATATAAAATAACTGAAAGTGAAAAAGAACTATACAACAAACTTGCTAAAATAATAGAAGGCAAAAATGTTAAATAAAGATAAACTAAGTACGAAGTTAGGTGAAAGTGTAATGCGTGTAAAAATGCAGGAAGCTTTAAAGAAGTACCAAGAACGATTAGAAAAACAAAAACTGGAGAAGGCAAATGAAAAACAAAAAAAAGATTGAACTACATTACGCAGAAAAACATCTAAAAGAATTAATCAAAGGTAATCGGTTCTACACAATTCTTGAATACATACTTGAAGTATGGAAAAACAATCCAAGAATAAAAAAAATAGACATAGCTAATATTATAACTATGGACTATCTTAACCAACAAACAAAAAAGGGAAAAAACAATGAGAATATTATTAAGTTTAGTAATCATAAGCTTAACTAGCTGTAGTACATACAAGCCCATAATTGACTCCAAAGGGAGAGCAGGTACATGGAACGAAGCCAGAGCAGTTGAAATAACTGACGATATACAGCACTGCACTATGTTAGCTGACCAACATCTATCTACAAGCACAGAAATACAAGCTTGGATTATAGATAACATTTTAAGACCAGCAAGTTTAGGTGTTGTAAGTAAAGCAGAAGATACTAAAAAAAACTATATTAAAAACTGTTTAAAAGGAAGGAATCACAATGTCATCAATTAAAACAGTACAACAAGAAATAGATAGACTTTATTTAGAATCTAAATTGAATAGGTATATAGTTTCTAATGAAGCATCGTATTATTATGATTTATGTTCGGTGCAGGATAAGACAATAACTTTAGATAAGTTCTATGAGTTGTTCCCTTATCATAACCCAGATATAAATTCTGATTATTGGAAACAACAACATCAAAAATGGAAGGATATATGGAAACAAGACGCAGTATAAACGAAAGATTAGCAAGTAATTTAAGATTCTTGCGAATTAATACAAAGGTTGAAGAACCACTAGGCAAAGTTAAATATATGTCCCAAAGACATTTAGCTGAGTTCATCGGTTCTCATACTCAACAAATAAGTAAGTTTGAACTTGGCACAAATCAATTATCAGCATCTCAACTTTATAAGATTGCTAAATTGTTTGATGTTCCAGTTGATAAATTATTTGATGAAAATTTACCCAAATCAGAATACAAAAAAATTATTAAGAACGATATATGCTTGATGTAATAATAATCTTAATAATATTTGTTGCTTTATTATGGGTAATAAATAAAATTAACTAAACAAAAGGGAAGGCAAAATGGAAGAAATAAAACTATACAATGGTCAAGAAACTTTATTTTTTGACCCAATTCAACATCAATACTTTTGGAATGACGAGCAACTTCCATCTGCTACTGGAATAACTAAAATCCTAACTCCTGCAAACGTAATTGGCTTATGGTCAGCTAAGATATGTTCTGAAGAATTTAAAAAGTTAATTAGAGCAGGTGTTAGCTATGATGAAATTGAATTAGCTAAGATTGCAGATCAAATTAAAAAAGCACCTAATCAAAATATGGGAGATGCTGGTTTAGTTGGAACTCAGGTTCATAATTTAATTGAAGATTATATTCATAAAGGAATTGTTCCTGAGATTATTAATCCTGAAATTAAAAAGTCATTTGGTAAGTTTAAAGAATGGTACGATAAGCAAAAAGGTTTAGAGATTGTATTTACTGAACGCAAAGTGCTAAGTCGTATTCATAAGTTCACTGGAACTCTTGATGCTTTATTTAAAAACAAATCAGGAGAGCATATTATTTATGATTGGAAGTCATCATCAGGAATAAGAGATTCTATGTTAGTTCAAATATATCTTTATAAGATTTGTATTATGGAAGAACTTGGAATTGATGTTAAGCAAGGTGTAATTGTTAATTGTACCAAGCAAGGAAAATTAAATATTAAGGAATTTCCAATAGGCGAAATACAAGCAGATGTGGCGATAGCTTGTCTAAAAATGTATCGCTACCTAAACAATAAGGAGAAATAAAATGAACGTACAAGGTGTTATAAAATACGTTTACGACAATAGATTAGGAAAAGATGGTCAAGCCAATAAGTTTCCTAATTTTAAGTTTAAGGTAGGAGATCAAGAGATTGTTCTTTGGTCATCTATCTTGCACCCTGCAATAGCAAAAGGCAAAAAAGTATCTGTTGCTGTTCAGGCATCAAAAAAGAATGGCAGTTTATTTGTGCAAACAAATGAAAAAAAACAACCAATCATTCAAGAACTTCCATCTGAAGAAGCAAAACCAGATACAAGTTTTGACCCAGAAGAACTTGAAAAAGAATTGGTACAAGTTGCCAAAGACTTTGATGCTGATTTAACAGTTGAGAAAAAAGGTTTTAATAAAGATGAGTATATGTTTACAATGGCTTTATTGAAATCAGGTATTGAATCTTCTCAAATTGGTGTTACAAAGGAAGAAATTGATTTGAAAATAAAAGAGTTTAAGTTTTTATTTCAAATGAATTTCCATAACTAAAATTCTTATGGCGAGGGTTTCTTTTGACTTCGTGTCATTTCTCAAAAATTCCCTTTTTGATTTCCCTCGCCATATTCAGTTGCAATTTAAACAAATATTATATATAAAAAACATAATGAAGGTGGTTAGAGAAAAGTTGATTGAGTGTAGCATAGTAGTTAAGGAACTCTTTGATAACACAGAAGATGCTCTAACAGAAAAAAAGGAAGGAAAGATTATTTCAGTAAACATTTTGAATACAAAGTTTATTAGAAATAATATTAAAATAGCTGATGGAGAAAATGAAAACTCAAGTTCAGAACCTAAGAGACAGGCATTATAGAGTCTCTATGAAATACTTTGAACTAAAGCAAAAAATGGAAAAGGCAAAAAGACTTAAAGATGCTTTAGAAACAAAAGTAGTTTTGAAATTTGAAGAATTACTAGCTTAGGTTAGTATTACAACTTAAAAATGTAAAGGAAGGATATGGAAGATTTTGCTCTAAAAAACCCTGATACGATAAAACAAGAACTAGATTCAGTATCAGAAGAAATGTCTAATGCGTTATACACATTTAGACGTTGCGAAGAATTTAAAAAAATAACATTCGCACAATTAACTCTTACTAAGAAATTAGAAAAGAATTGCAGTGTAAGTGAAGCTGAGAAATGGGCTTATGCTGATGATAACTATGCAACATTAGTAGAAGGTTTATTAGTTGCAGAAAAGAATTATTCAATTCTAAAAGGCAAGTATGCTAACTTACAGTCTTGGGTAGATTTATATAGAAGCTGGTTAGTTACTAATCGTGAACTGAGTCGCTAAATGAATGAAAAAAAATATATTAATAACTTCAATGAACAGTCTTATGAAAATCGCACGACTAATTATCTTAACATTAGTGAGGATCGTTTCGTTAATTACTGCCTTAATTTTGGCTATCTTTACAGGAAGCTTGGTCTTAATGCTGTTAGTGATTCTCAATCTTTCGCTGAAAGTGTTATACCTTTGTTTGCCAAACTCCCAACCCTTATCAAAGCTTTCCCAGACTACTTCGTTTACGCACCTAAAGAAGCACATAAGCAAGAGCAGTTCTTTGTTGAATTGAAAAACGCAACTTATGAACAAGGCAAAACTTTAACTAAAATCAAAGTTAGAGATATTAAAAGATATATATACTTTGAGCAATCTTTCACAAACTATCATACGAAGTTTACTATCTGCTTTCCTTTAGCTGATAAGATTATTTTTAAAAGTGTAGATCAAATATTAAAGCTATTGCCAAAGTCGCAATTAAAAAGCTTTCCAAATGATAATATAGAATACTTTGAAGTGCAGTTAAATTAGTGAATAGTATTTGAAATATCTTCATAATAATCAAACCAGTTACATTCTTCTACTTCAAATTCAACTCCAGTAATTCTAAGTTTCTTAACTTGTTTTAATGAAGCAAGAAATGAACTGGCATTTACAAAGCTGTCAGTATCAAAGAATCTGCAAAATGCGACATCTTCTTTTATATTCTCATCATTTACCTTCACAAAGCTTACAGCATAAGTGATTAAGTAGAAGTTCATTTTTTAAAAATGTCAAGGGTAGGTTTTAACCCATATATTGCTCCGAATATACCTACCACAAGCCATTTATAAAATTCAGGAAACTTATTAAATAATTCAAAAAATAATTCTAACTTCTCATGTGCTTTTGGGTCTCCAGTAAATAAACTCCAAGCCAAAACAAGAATTGGAATACAAATTATTATAAGTACAAATTCATCTTTCCAAGATTTATCTTGTTGGTCTCCAACTTCTTTTTGATATTCAATCTGACCCTTTGCCATTTTTTCATAGTAAAGTCTTTCAGCTTGTGATTCTAATAATTCAGATTCTTTTCTATTCTTATAGATGTCAGCACCAATTTTAAAAACTGTAGGTATGAGATTCCACCACATATTAATCTACTGCACAAAGTGAAATATCGCCAGTTGAACTAGATGATCTTATAAATGCAACTTTATCTCCTGACTTAAATGCAAATATTTCTACCCAATTTGGTGGTATTAAAACAGATGATGTTGTTGCTGTAGGATTTGAACCAAAAGCCACATGTGCTTCACAACCTTTAGTAGCTATTCTTATTAAACCAGAACCAGTAGTTATAGCTGATGATTGAGACGATGATGTTGCCACTGTATAAACAAGTGGTGTAAAATCAGGGTCTAAACTTGTAATAATTGTATTTGCTGACATTTGTATATAAAACTCCTTTTATTTGCCTATTTAAACCGACAAATTACCCATTTTTTTTGATATTATAGGTTCAGTTGTCGTTTTCTTGTATTTAAAACCACGTGCCTTAAAACAAGCTATAAATCGTTTTAAATGATATTATCTACTTTTAGTTGAATCTATTAGCAGTTCTATGTAGTGTTTTGCCTTTTCTAAGTCTTGAACACCACCCTTCTCTTTAAATCGCAAGATGTACTTTATTACGTTTCCTTCTACAAATCCAATATTATTTTTTACTATAAACTCTATTGGTTGAATTTTGTATTTTTTGTAGTGGCTTCCACCAACTTGTTTTTTATAAGACTTCATACATTGTTCTTCCGTTAGCTTTGTATGCTCTTAAATACATTTTACGATTGTTACCTTTGTTGTATGAGATATGAACCCAACCAGAATTAGCTTCTTCTGGTTTCCAAAATTCTAATATGCACTGGTCAAATTCTAAATGATTAACTACCCAGTCAGCTAGTTCTTTGTTAGGCACTCCAAGAACTTCGCAATCAACAGCTTGACCAAAAGTATGTTGTGATGTTGTGGAACTTCCTATTGCTTTGCATAATTCAGGAGAACGATAACCAGATGTTATTTTGATGTCGCCAAATTGATTTATTATTGGAGTTATAACTTCGTATATTAATGTTTGTAGATTTATTAGAATTTGATCTGTTGGAGTATTATCTATTCCAAGTCTTGTAGCCGTCTCACTAAAAAGCAGTTCCTTCAAACTTACTTCTCTCATATATAGATATTGTTATCCCAATCTCCGTTACGTTTCAAATACATTGGTGTTAAATGTGGCATACCATTTGTTATTAGTCCACAAGATAAAATAGGTTTCTTTAAATTAAGTCTCATGTAATTCATAGCCAAAGCTTCTTTGTTAATTAAGCAACCTACAGTCATTCCAAAGTTTAAATGAAAATCGTTGCCATGAAATCTTACTTCTGAGATTGTATGATAATGTCCCTGAACAACTGATACTGCATATTGAGCAACAGCTTTAGAAACATCAGGAGAGAATTGATGTCCAAATAATACTCTACCTTTATCTGTGTCTATAAAATGTTTTTCTTTCCATTCCCAACCTCTACCAACTTCTAATATTTGATTGTAAGACTTTATAAAAGATTTTGTCATGCCTTTTGCCATAGCACGTCTTAAAACCATAGAACCATGATTTGATTCTAGCAAAGTCATTTGCGGGAATAGTTTATGAAGTTTATGAATATCTTTTTTACCAAGTTCTAATTCATCTTTTGGAGATGGTAAGTCAGGGTCTATTGTATGAGATACATTGATTGAATGAAAGTCCATTTCATCACCAATATTAATTACTGTATCAGGTTTGTATTTAGCTTTTAACTTTGTAAGGAATCCATGCCAGTCTTTATGAGCAAAAGGAAAATGTAAATCAGATATGACTAAGATTCTTTTATTTTTCATATACACAACCAGTTAGTTGTATTCGTACTATTTAGCAATACTTACTTGCTTAAAAATATTACGATTAAAGCTAAAGATAAACTACCAGTAGCAACAAGTATAGACCAATAAAGGTTCTCTACCTTTTTTTCTAGTTTATACATTGATGTACTGAGTATTCTTATTTCTCTTTTAATTCCTGTGATATGCCCCTTGAAAGCTATTAACTGTTCGTTTTGTGTTCTTGCCATTGTCT